CCAAGTACGAGTTGTCCATCAGGTACTACTGCTCTAGCTGCACCACCAAGAATTAAATCATCCTCTGATTCATCCCAAAGCATGTATGCACTAGCAGTTGCTCCGAAAAACTTAACATCGTATCCAGTATCATCAACACCAACAGTAACTGTATTATCTATCTGTACTGCTCCGTCAATATCAACAGCATCTAAGTTTGTTGTTCCATCAATATCAGCATTTCCAGATATATCTAAAGACCCTGCATCTAATTCACCTGCAATAGTTAATAATCCACTTGAAGGATTATATGTGAATCCAGTATCTGTTTCAGCTCCTTGAGAACCTGTTGCACCATCTACGAATACAGGATATACAGTTTCATCAGTACTATTATTAGCAGAAGCTGTAAAAGTTGCAGCGTTTCCTGTAGTATCTTGGTTAAGTGTACCAATTACAAAGTCTAATGTATTATCACCATCTTCATAAGTTACAGTAATACCTGTCTCAGTATTAGAGCCAACCATAGCTCCTATAGTATCTGCAATATATTCGTTTAAAGCAGTTCCATCAACTGTATATGCATCTGCTTCTAATGTTCCATCAATATCTGCATTACCTGATACATCTAATGTAGTTAAATCTAACTCTCCTGCTATGGTAACATTACCGTCTGCTAAAGTTATTAAGTCTGTATCAGAAGTATGTCCAATAGTTGTTCCATTAATGATAACATTATCAACTGTTAAAGTTGTTAGTGTACCTAGACTTGTTACATTTCCTTGAGCTGCAGTATTTAATGTACCTGCAAAAAGTGTAGAGGTTAATAAACCACTAGAAGGATTATATGTCAAACCTGTATCACTCTCAGCACCTTGCGATCCAGTAGCACCATCTACAAAGATTGGATAAACTGTTTCGTCTGTGGAGTTATTAGCTGAAATTGTAATATTATCGGCAGTACCTGTTGTATCTTGGTTAAGAGTTCCTACAGTAAAATCTAAAGTATTATCTCCATCTTCATAAGCTACTGTTATTCCTGATTCAGTATTAGAACCTACCATTGCTCCAACTGTGTCAGCTATATATTCGTTAAGTGCTACACTATCTACAGTAATTGCATCGGCTTCAAGAGTTCCATCTATGTCTGCATTACCACTAATATCTAATGTGGCTGCGTCTAGTTCTCCTGTTAATGTAATATTACGGAATGATGCAGCATCTTTATTAGAATCTACAACAACAGCTTTACTAGCTGCTACTGTACCTGCTGTAATGCCATCAAGCATCTCTAATTCAGCTTCTGTTAATTCTGCGTTTGATCCTAATGTAAGTGTTCCTGTAACTGTTAGATTATCATTAACTGTTACTTCAGAGGTTGTATGGCCTATTGAAATTGGTACTCCTGATGTAGCAGTACCTATAGTAATACCATTTGAAGTATTAGAGTTATCTATATTTAATGAGGTTGTTGCATCTAATGAAATAGTTGTTCCGTCTACTGCAAGTGTTCCATCTATATCTGTGTTATCTAAATTAGCAGTTCCATCAACGTCTATATCACCTGCAAGATCAATTCCTGCAGCTCCAGCTAATACTAAATCATCTGCTGAAGCATCCCATAACATATAAGCACTTGCTGTATCTCCAAAGAATTTTACATCATAGCCTGTATTATCTACTTGAATAGCACCATCAAGATTTGTTGTTCCTGAAACTGTTAATAAATCGGTAGTTATTGTTCCATCAAAATATGCATCTTTAAATTCTAATGAGCTTGTACCTAAATCTATATCGTTGTCTGTTACTGGTACTATTGCTCCATCTTGTATTCTAATTTGTTCTACTGCTGCAGAAGATACCTCTACAAATACTCCCCATCGGTTATTTGTACTGTCTGCAACTATTTTGTTTAAAAAGTCTAAATCACCTATAGTATGAATATTACCACCATGTCCTGCAGTACCATCGTGTCTGTGTCCTGTCGAACTAGCAGAACTCGATGAGTATGCAAAAGCATTTACTAATTGATTATACTCGTTATTAAATAAAGCTGCTGTGATAGTATCACCATCACTCATAGAACTTTGTCTTGTATAACTTTGTGCCATAATTATTGTCTCCCTGAAGGTTCGTAATCTATATATAAACCATTAATTGTGTATGGGTCTTTTGTATCATTACTAAATATTCTAAAGTAATTACTAAAACCACTTCCCTCTACTACTTGTCTTGTCATAGGATCAGCAGGTGCTCCAAAAATATACCCTTCCGTAAAGGTTGCGTTAGCAAATAAAGAAGGTTTACTTACTGATAGTGAATAGTCTGAGGGCTGTGGTGTATCTGGATCATCGTAATTATATCTAATTCTTAACGTAGAAGAAATTTCTCCTTCTGGTGTTGCTGAAACTTTAAGATACCTTAATGTTTTTAATGTTCCTAAATCTCCGTAATCTAAATCAGGAGTTTGATATTCTGCTACGATACTAGTTTCGACTTCAGAAGGATTAAAACTATTTCCTGTATCATGGTTGTATATATAACCATTATAATCACCATGATAATGCTTTTCAACTCCACTTGAATTAAATCCTGAAGTTGCAGCAGCACTTGCATCTATTCCAAAAGTTTCTGACCATTGAAATTGTGTAAATCCTTGTTCGTTTGTTTTAAGTGTGCCTATTATTCCTTCTGATGCAGCTCCTGTTGTGCTAGAACCATAGTATAAACGATATTGAGATTTATCTCTAATAACAATACTGCTTATATTATAAGTTCCTACATTGTCAGCAATGTCTTTTATTATCGGTTGAATAGATCGACTAACTGTACCTAACTCAACGTCACCAATTCTTACTGTACCAGCTAATGTTCTTATACCATCTGGTGCTAAGAATACTAAGTCACCACCAATCTCTTGAATACTCTTACCATCTAAACAACCTATGTTCTGTGTTATCGGAACAACTGCTATACTTGCTGAAACATTTATATTTTCTAATTTATAAATACTATTTCTACAAAATATTATTAAGTCATCCCTAAAGCTTCTTAGTCCTACTACTTGATCATCTAATATAATTGTACCAGAACCACTAGAACTAAAATCATCTATATCACTTGTACCACTATAATGAATACCATTAGGTTCTGTACTTGAACCAGCTACTACTAAATGCTTATCGTGTATTGTGCAAAACTTTGGATAAACTGAGCCATCAACTGTAATCTCTTTAGCAAAATAAGTTCTATCACTTAATGCTCCAGTTCCTGTCATTTTGAAGTAAAAAGGTTTTACCCCTGATCCTTCATCGGTAATAATAACTTCTCCATAAGCTGTATCACCTTCATAAGTTGTAAAATGTGCTTTACCTTGTGATGTTCTTGCTAATGCACTACGACCTGTAAAGGTGCTATAGTTATCCCCACCACCTGCTACACTATCTCTATTAATCTGTAACCAACTTTCTCCATCTAAACTAAAATAAATATTAGTTCCTGAACAAGCTATTACACCATCAGCATAAACATGAAGTCCTAATACTTGATTATCAGCATTAGGTCTAGCTACACTTGATCCTCCAAAAACGGAAAAACCATTCACTCTTCTATAGCCTCCAGCTACATCAACTTCAAAGTTTCTTAACCTTGTTGCTGATCCTGGTCTACGTAAAAGCTCAAAAGAACTAGAAGATTTGTCAAGTCCTCCTTCACATGCTAGTGCGTATGGTTGTGATGGCATTAGATATGATCCGTTGACATGTCTTTAGGTGTAGGATTCATTAAAGCTGATCGCATTTGTTTTAATCCTTTTTTATAATCTTCTAAAGCAAAGGCTGCTTGTTGAGGAGCATCTTTAAATTGATGAAAATGATACCTAGCTCGTGCCATTAATACTGGATTATATACATCTGGAAAAACTGTTGCATCTCCATGAGCATCTAATGCTGTGGGTAAAT